GTCATTAACGGAACTCTCGCAGCAGTTTAAAACGAATTCAAACTTTCAAATAAAGGGATTTTAACATGGCTCAAATGAATGCAATAGTCGATCAGCTGCTATCAGGGGTTTCATCTGCACGGGTAGCAGAAGGCACGATAGCCGAACAGTTACTACCGACGATTAAGACGGCGCAGTACTCAGGCAAACTCGCTAAGTATGGCAACAATCATCTCAGAATTGAGAACAGTGTAAAAGGCGGCCGAGGAGCTTATCGGCGCGTGGAAGCGATTACCAGAAGCACGAATACATTTCAGATCGAAGGCCATGGTCTCGAGAGTATCGTCACTGCAGAAGATTATAGGAACGTGACTGTCGGCTTTCGAGCAGAAGAGGACGAAGTCATGGGACTAACGACGATGCTTCTCTTGGAAAAAGAAAAGCTTCTTGCTGATACGTTAAGAAATACAGCGGTGATTACTCAGAATGTGACGCTTGCAGGAAACTCTCAACTCAGCGACTACACGAATTCTGATCCAATCGGAGTGATCAATACCGCACTCAATGCAATTCGAGGTGGCTCAGGAAAAGCGCCGAACGTTGCTGTGATGGATTGGAGTACTGCTCAGACTTTGCGTGCCCATCCAAAATTCCTTGGAATGGGATTCCAATATCTGACACGTGGGATGCTTGACGATGCAGCTTTAGCGACCATCTTAGGAGTTCAAAAAATCTTGATCGCGCAGGCGACCTATGTGTCATCGATGGAAGGGCAAGCAGATACAGTCTCAACCATCTGGGGTAAAGATATTGTTCTTGCTGTAGCTCCTGACAATGCTCAACCTTATCAAACCTCGCTCGGCTATTTAGTGACTCTGGAAGGTGAGACCCCGAGAAAGGTTTATAAGAATCCGGTTTATAATCCACCTGGATCAACTTCAATCTTAGTAGAAGACAATTATGATATGTTAATCTCGAATGCTTCAGCAGCTTATCTAATTAAAAACGCGGTCGCATAGATCTTGGCTGCAGTATTGAAAGAATACCCCGGTTTGAATTGACTTCTGTCACCGTCAAATCAGGGTATTCATTAACCCGTATGGAGATAGACCTATGAAAGCAATTGCCAAAGCTAATTTTCTTGCAAACGGCGTGAGCGGTTTAAAAGACAAGCAGCTCAGTGAGCAGGAGATTCAAAAATTAGGGCCGCTTCTGAATGAGCTTGTAGAACAAAAGCTGATTGAGACAGATCAGAAAGCAATTCAGCTTGAAGAAAAAGAAAAACAATCGCATGAATCTTCTATGCTTTCTTCTGAGATGTTGAATGTCGATGAAGTAGACTCTAAAAAGAAAAAGAAATAGGTCAACTATGGCGTATGGATCACTCGAATTTGTTCAAGCTGAATTTAAAAATATCACGTTTGATGCAGAAACGATGATCACGGATACGGAAGTTGAGCGTTTCATTCTGGAAGCCGATACCCTCATTGATTCGCGTCTATGCCTGAAATATAAAACTCCTATAACCGGACCTCAATCATTGGTTTTGGTCCGGTTGATTGAGACCTGGCTTGTGAAAAGCCGTGTGCTTTCTATTATGAGAGTCAAATCAGGAACTGAAGATGTCGATCAAGAAGGTGCAGATCCGGGCAAGCGGGCCACTCAAATGCTCGATGATTTAATTAGTGGAAAGATGAAATTGCCCGATGCTGAGCCGGTAAGTACATCAGACGGCATTAAAAGTTATTCTTTTGATCATGAAATAAAACATGTATTTGACGTAACTAAGACTCAGTGGTGATACTAGATGAATGCCTGCAACGAAATACACAGTCGATCCCGATCGAGAGTTCACTGAAGCAATCAAGAAAGCTTTAGATGAGGTTGACGATCTCACCATTCCATTCACACTCATTACAAAATCCTGGTTCAAAGGAAATAAAGCCATTTTTAGTTTAAAGGGTCCAGGTAAATATCCTGATCTCTCCCCTAAATATAAAGAACAAAAGAAAAAAGCAGTTGGGTTTATCTATCCAATCCTAAGGCGGTCCGGTGCTCTTGAGAATTCAATTACTGAAGCATCGGATTCAAACGCAATTAATCTGATCATTAATAAAAATACTTTGGTCTTAGGAACTAAAATCAAATACGGCCATTATCATCAGTTCGGCGAGGGTCAGCCGCTTAGACCGTTTATCTTAATCGGCGGTGAACAAACCGCACCTGAAGAAATCAATAGACGCAGGAACGCCTGGATTGCTACAATTCAAGAATACGTACTGCAAGTAAGCAAGCAAGTAGGATCAGTCTAGAACACTTCCTTTATATAGGGATTATTCAAGCGCAAGGATGGCGCTTAAAATGAAGTATGATATTGAAAGTTTATTATTCGATATTGAATCGGTACTATCGTCAAAATTAAATGCAAAACTAAGCCAAATTAGTGCGGATAAATCAGATGGAATAACTCTAAGACCGGTAGATAACCGGGCCTATTTCCTTCAGGAATTAAATTCCAGAAGCGCTAATTTTAATCCGTTCATTCTGTATGGTGTAACTAGTATTGAATCACGGCCTCACCTTGCCGGTTCTGCTGCTATTTTAACCGTGAGTGTAACGCTTGTCTTAGCGGATCACGGGAATGATACGTCAATTGTAAAGAGAATGTTAAGATACTCACGGGCTTTAAAAGAAACTATTCAAGAAAACTTTCTTTTACAAAAAAATTCTGTAAATATGGAAGTACACAGTTTAATACCCGTCGAGTTTCAGAAGCTTAATAGTTCAGAAAACTATCGAGCCGTGGGAATCGATATTGTTGTTACCTTAGCTTAAGTCTATGGAGATCCTTCCTTTCGTTCCGGGTGAGGAGATCCTATGTATTTTGGAACGATTGATTCACGGAAGGAATCTATCTCATGGCATTATCAACCCCACGCTCTTTATTCGGCGTGCATTCAGTAACCCCGTACTCACGAGAGAACGGAACTTTCTATGGAACGATTAAGGTTCTAAAAGGATCATCTCTCTCTTTAACTGGTGAGCAAGTAGAACTCACCGGCGGCTCAAGCAAATATCCATGGGCTGTCGAAGAGTCTACGATCACTGCTGAGCTTAGCTTGAAAGTCGCTCAGTTCGAAGACTTCTTGTTCGAATTGTTCTTAGGCAAAGCACCGACCTCTCTTGCTGCTGAAGCAACGGGAAACGTCAGCGCTCTTGTCAATAAAAAGGGATCATCAGTCATGCAAGCATCGACTGGGATTGCGTCAGCAAGCGCTGCAGCTGGCTCTGAAGCTGATTTGAAATTCGGCAAGTACGTGATCAAAGCAGTGAGTGCATCGACTGTTGATGTTTACTTTTCAAGTGACGCTGATATGGGCCGTGGAACGAACGGAAGCTATATCAACGACAGTCTGAAAATCACCTCAGCTCCTTTGAGCATTACTTCCTCTGCTGTATTGATTCCTTCCTTTGGAATTGAATTGACAGGCGGAGCCGGAACGATTGCTCTTGTCGTTGGCGACACGGCGACTTTCGAAGTTCGTCCGGCCAATAATGGTGGGATGACTGTACGCGTTGGCTCAAGCTCTGACTCCTCATTTCCTGAGTTCGGAGCCATTGTAATGGGTTCTAAACGCGGCAATGAATTGGTTGAAGTGGATTGCTTCCGATGTAAGGGCGCAGGAATGCCTCTTAACTTTGAGCAAAACGCTTTTGCTGAAGCAGAAGTCAAAGTCAAAGTTCTCTATGACAATGACAAAGATGGTGTTTTTGACGTAAGATACATCAAGTAAAGCAAGTCACGTCATAAACCATCTCTCTCTTTTTTACGAGCAGGAAAGATCCACTCTCTTTCCTGCTTTTTTTTAAGCTCGGCCGTTCCACACATCATTTAAAAACTCATAATCAATTGATGTAGAATTAAAGTAGTGACTCCCCAATTGCCTATAGGCAAACTCTGCAAACATTATGTAATATAAATATCTCAGATGACGGACTAGAGGCAAAGTCTTCAAAGACATAAAAGCCGCTCCTTAATCTAAAATTTGAATCCTGATGTGAGCCAGGGCCGGCTTATCTCAGGCAAACTAAAAACATAATTCCCATGGATGGAAAATGAAATCAATTCGTTTAGAAGACCTCGTACCCGAAGCCTCGTCGATTACTTTGAAAATGACTGGAAAGACTTATCAGTTAAGACCGGTTAGTCTTGCTGATGAAATTTGGATGAATAAAGTTTTCGGCGATGAAATCGATAAAGTGTTTCGTGAGATTCGGATGAAAGATATTTGCCGGATCGTATTTCACCAGCTCACCGATGAAGATAAACGCGAGTTTAAAGCGCGTGATGTGATGATCATGAATGAAG